TACTCGTCTGCGAATGATGCGTACGCGATCAGGTCGACGAAGCTGTCATGCTTCCGCTCGTTCGAGATGCGCGACAGCTTAACGCTCATCATCACGATGGCGATGTCATAGGGCGTGACCGTCCTGCCGAGCAATGTGCTCGCGAACAGTGAGGCGCGCTTGAACGACGGCCTTGGGTCGCCGTACTCCGTTCCTCTCTGCGTGATGGTGGCCAGTGTCTCTTCCAGCGTAGCTCGGTGATTTTTTCGGCTGGTCAAGTGTAACTCCAATTCTCTTTGCGTGTTGCTGACATCCGTGCATTACCGTCGTGTGATCTCGGCCGAACTTGGCCGCGATTTGTGGATAGCTTAACTTCAGCTCGAGGCGGATCGCGTACCAGACGTGCTGCCGCGCAGCGACGAGCCTGTAGCTCCGATCTGGTGACACTAGCTCGCGCCACGATACCTCTCTGCCGTCGATGATCTCGTTCGTGATCTAGATCCAGTCTCGCTTGCGGAGCGCGAGCTGCTGCTTCGTGATGGCGATCTGCTCCTCCCACTGCCGCTTCACTCTCTCGATCTGCTGCTTCGTGATGTGCTTGTTCTTCTCGGCCAACTCAGCCGCAGCCCGAGCGTCCGCCTCTGCCTTCGCCTTGGCTTCAGCGATCTTGTCCAGCCTGTGCCGGTTGGCGGCGGCTTCAATGCGTTGGCGCACGCCCTTGTAGTGGTCAACCATCTCCTCCATCACCATGCTCATCGGATCACCTTCACGCAGTAGTAGGGTGCGCTTGAGTGGTCCTGTGGCTTGAAGCGAGCCGTGAACACGTCGCCCTCGACGTATCCCTTCTCATGCAGCTCGGTGCCGATGTGCGGCGGCAGGAATACGCTCTCGCCCATGTCGTTCATCGCGTAGCCGTAGACCGATGACGATTCCAACGTCATCATGCGCGTGATCACGACGTCTTCCTCTAGAAGAGACGACGCCTTGCGCGTGGCTAAGTCGATGATGCTCTCAAGGGTGCCGCGCTGCGGTCGCGTCCTCATGTTCAGCCAGTTGTCGACGGACTGCTCCGACACGTCTAACTCCTTTGCGAGAGCCTCGACCGACCCCGCCCTTCGGTAGGCGTGGAACACGGCCTCTAGTGGTGAGTTGTTCATTTTCGTTTCCCGTTTCAGTTTGTGATTGCGTCAAGAACGATCACGGAGCCGCACACTGCGGCCATGAATAGCGCGAAGCCGATGCCCTCGATGATGAATGTGATGAGTTTCATTTTCTTCCGATCCTTACGTTTTAAGATTGCAATGATTTTGAGATTTGGTGTTCAAGTTCTTTTCGGCTTTCAACAATTAACCCGAGGCCGATACCGTAGCACCGCCATCCCTGTGAATCGTTGACAATGCGAATATCTGGCCGTCCTGTTACGCCGTATTGTGCGCGTGTATAACCAAATGTTGGGTGCCAATCTCTTGGCTGTGTTTTTACGATTTTGATCATTTTCTTCTCCCGTTAGTGGTGGGGAGCCGCAGCTCCCCGTGTTGATTAGTATGCCTCGTTCTCATCGTTGTACCCGAGAGCGTCTGCTTTCCAGTACATCGCCTCATGATGTTTGCAATACTCCTCCTCCTCGTTGAAGTAATCGCTCTCATCGTACACGCGCTCTTGGTCGCCAATCGCCATCTTGCGCTCGGCTGCGTACTCATCAAATCCGTCAATATCTACCCGCCGCCGGATCATTTCAATTTCGCGTACATACAAACCAATCTCGTTGATCAGGGAATGGACAGTAGCAGCCGCCATCGTACGCTTAGAATAACCGATCTTGACCGTGGCCATTGGGCCTTCGCCGGGGAACTGCGTGATGCAGCCGCACACTTCGCCATCAAACAAAACATCCCACACTGGAACGTCGTTCTGGACTTGCTTTGTCGTTATTTGCATTTTCTTCTCCCGTTTGTTTGCCGGTCAACTCGACCGTGAATCAGTTATAGGCGTCTTCTCTAAAAGATACAATAGGGAAAATGCACATATCGCAAAAATAATTTCGCCCACGAAAAAGCCCCACCGGGCGGGAGGCACCGGTGGGGCTGACGGAGACATCTCTCAACGCCGCTCGCCTGATCAACGAGTGGCGGGATTGTAGCAGAGTTAGCGGCGGTCTTCCATAGCACCGCGCCCAGCTTGAGCGCTGAGCAGGCCGAGAACCGGCAGCGGTATCTTGCGACCGTAATACCCCGCAGATGTCGCATATGGCCCACCAAGAGCCGCCAGAGTGCTCACGGGATCGAAGCCGAGCACGCCACCCAAAGCGCCACCGGCAGCCGTCGGCCCAGCGCTCGACCGAGCACCGGTCAGCAAGTTCTGCACGAAGCTGCGCTGCGCCGTGCCGCTATTCGGTACGGGGTTCGGGATGACGGACGCACCAGCACGGACAAGTTCAGTGAATGGCGTTCCGCCCTCAGCGTACTGCTGTGGCCCGATCCGCCTGCGTTCAGCCGCAGCAAGTTGTACCGGTGGGATAAACCCTGTCCCGAGCTTCTCCTGCCCAGCTGTCGCCATCGCGTCCTCGATGCGCGAGAACACGGCGTAGCGCCGGTTCAGGTCGCGCCACTGGTTCTTCAATTCCGAGTTCGGTGCCGACCGCTCCATCGCCGACTCAAGCGCACGCTGAAGCCCACGCATGGCCTCACCGTAGTAGCCGAGCGTCGGGTCTTGGCTGCGCTCTGCCTTCGACGCATCCTCGGACAGTGCGCTCTGCAATTTCTTGTACGTTCCACCGTCACCCGTCTTCTCGCCGGTGACATACTTCAACACCTCGTCGACCCGCGCCTTGTAGACCGGCTTGATCGTGTCTGGGAACCCACGCACGTAGCTATTCTCGATTTCGAGCAAGTCGTTAAAGAGCTGCTCATCGCCCTTGAGTTGCGTTTGCGCTTCAAGCGCGTCGTATTCCTTGCCGATCTTCACTCTCGCATCGCGCAGCACTTCAGGCGTCGCGATGTCGCTATCGAGGCCAGCCTGCTTGAATACCGCCCTCGTGAACCCGCGCTGCTGCAAGTCCTCGGCTGAGACTGCGCGTGTCGCAGACGTCGGCAGGAACTTCATCACGCTCTCCATAGTGCTCAGGAACGGGCTACCCGTCTCCGCTGCTGGCGTTAGCGGTACGCCACGCTCCTGCAACATACGCACCTGCTCCGAGCGCATCGCGCCACCAGATGGCGGTACGACAGTTGTCGGCCTGATGAAAGGTGCTGCGCCTGCCGCAACGCCAATCGGCAAAGCCAACGCTGGCGGTACGCCCATCTCCGTCGCACCCTGCCCTGCGGTCGCGCCGAGTGCTGACGAGATGGCCTGAGCGCTTGGTTCGGCGGCAAAGGTCTGTGCGACACCCTGACCGACACTGCCCTGCGGTAACGCACCGGCAACCACACGAGCTGCGGCAGCTCCTGTGGCGGCATCTGTCAGCGCACGCGACGCACTCTGCACGACGCGCTCCGTGGCCGTCTCAGGCTGCGGCAGGCCCATGCTCGTCAGACCCTGCTCGATGGTCTGCGTCGCCGTTGGCTGGTTCGCTCCGCTGAAGTAGTTGTAGATCGACGTCCCGAGGTTCGAGATTGGCTCTGCGAGAGATGCAGCCGTAGCCCCGGCGATTGCCCCGGGGATTGCGCCGACACCGGCGAACGGTGCGCCCATGGCGGCACCGAGTATCGCTCCACCGGTAGGCACGGCCAGCGCACGCGTAGTTAAGCCACCCTGACGCAGCAACTCCTCGGGCAGCGATCGGTTGGCCAGCTTGCGTTCGAGGAGAGCACGCTTGTCGCGGATCAGCTTATTGTAATCGACAGCCATATTATCTCACTCCTGCACTTATCTGGTTCAACCTAGCGACATATGCCGCCTTCGTAGCATTGTCCCACGTCTCATAATCGGTGCCGAGATCGAGCAGCGTCCGGGCGTCTGTCGTCGCCTTGATCTGATCGACAAGATTTGCTCCTCCGGCCCCTGCTTCGGGAGGGATAGCCGGTGTCGTGCTTGGGGCAACAGTCGGGGTAGCGGAGCGGAAGTCTGCGACGACAAGGCCCGGGTCGATACCCATCTTTGTCGCGTAGCCGGAGTAGATATCACTTAACCGGGCGACGTCTTGAGATTGCGCAGTCACGAATTGACTTGCGATCTTAACCAACTCGTCACGGATTTCTGGTGGCAGGAACCCGCCACCGGACACGGACTGGAACGCGGCAGTGATCTGAGACGGCAGGCCCATCTTCTGGCCAACGGTTGCGAACTCGCTCTCACGGACAACTGACGTCGGGTCGAGCGTCTTGAAAAAGTTATAGACGAGCGTGATATCGTTGACACCCGTACCGATCCCCGCCTCGCCGCTATTTGCACGATCCCTGATGTCTGTAATGACGTTCAAGTTCCGCTGTGATTCGGTGAATGTCTTGACAGCCGGTAGCGCGAAGAACTCCTTGCGCAAGGGTTCAGCAGCAGCAAATGCCTTGCTCGCAATTTCGGCAGCTTTGTCTGGCTCGATAGCCTTCACCCAACCGCCAGTCGCAGGATCGCGCTCGTAGAGGATGCCACCAATCGTCTCCCTCTCGCGTGGCTTCGCAGCTTCAGGCGTAATCTTCTTCGCAGCATCGAACAGCTTGTTCGCGTCCTCGATGCGTCCAGCCTGCATCGCTACGTTCCCCGCAGCAATATATCGTTGAGCGAGAGCCGTTGCGTCCTGTGACTGCCCCATAGCTGCCGCATTATCGACAGTCGGACCACCGCCAGCAGTAAGCGCCTCCGTAGGCGATACATTGCCGCCTCCAGATAATATCTCACGCATCCGAACATCC